ACGAATTTCAACCACTTGAAGTATAATAAAGAAGGTGTGTAATAATGCCACAACACACAGCATGTTCAATAAATGAACACTCCAATCTTTACCGTATTGAACCAGAATAACGTAAAGCACAACCCCGCAAACCACATTATAAAATGCTCTTGCGGATGCATGGCCCAATACAGGATAAAACTGGGAAAACAGCGCCAATCCTAAAAATGCGGCCATATACCTGTTAAACTGCCATGTCACACCTACCAGAATAACAGCAATGGCAATGCGGTATATGATTTCCATCGAATACCGCATATTGCCACGAACTACGGGAAACCGATACACGATCATTAATATCAAAGAACATACGACTAAACCTAAAAGGCTTTTTTTCATTTATAATACGGGTTCTAAGATTGTAATTCCTTTTATTTCAAAATTTCCGGTATCTCCTGTCTCACCAGAAAACCACAGTGCAATAGTTACCATGCTTGACCCTGCGGTAATTGCGGCTTCTCCTGTTGAATTAAGACTTAATGTTAGCAACTCTGTTGACGCATCAAGGGTCGTGCTGGTTGTGGTCGCATGAGTCTGAGCAATCGCTGAATCGAAATCAGCATTGTGGTCATGCACCCAAATACACCAATCCAATGACTTTGAATTATCAGCGTCAGCCGTGTCAGACGATACAATAGCCTGAACCTGCATTCCATCAACATAGTTTGCAGAAGGCGACCAATTAAACTGAATTTCTGTGGTTTCGCTCGAATCGTCATACAAAATACAACCCACGTTATCAGCCGTACTAAGTGCAGGTGTTGATCCATCATCAATGTCGTTTCCACCATCCACCGTCACGCTTGCTAACTGAATGGGTATTCGCATGGTTTCTGCAAGGTCGGCTGTTCCCATTGTAATCCTGCCGACAACATGCAAATCATCGTCTCCGGGAGTAGGACTGGCAGTGCCTGTTTTATCTCCTATCCATAAACTGGAAAAATGTGTCATGCCGTAAGGCTTTGCAGCTATCAGTAATGTCACCGCAAATAGCAGAGCTACTCCTCCGATAAGATATTTTTTCATATTAATTACTCCTTTATGAAGGCCGGGTTTTACCCGGCCTTTTATTTTTACGCAGGTATTACCCCGTACCATCCCTGAGGATCGTTGATTTCAGCGCTCCATCTGGAGTCTGCCTTAACCATCATATCGCCGGTATGGAAGTCTTTTTCTCTGGCAAACCGGGTTTTACGCCGGTTAAACCGGATAATCCCGTCACCGTCTAACTGAAAGTAATGGGCATCCTCATCGGTAAGGTAAGACCATTTTTTCAAACCAATTTTACGACCGCTTTTCGCATAAGCACTGATAGCCCTGTTTCCTGTATCCGGTCGGTCAGTTGATTTTAAAATTTCAGTAGCGTTTCTTTCATACTGAGGCGGGACCCAAAGATTTTTAACCTTCTTTTGAATCCTGTACTGCCTGTGATTATACTGATTTTCTGCGGCAATCAGGTTTGTCCAGAAAGTATCATACGTCAGGTCCGAGGATGTCGCTTTATTGCTAAAAGTTGAAGCATCCAGCCTCGGATGATCTGTTGCAAACAACGCCTTACTGTTCCTTGTAGAATGATAGGTTGTAGCAGCACCGTTTACAAGAAACCGTGCCATACGCACTTCATCATTTTCAGCTATTGCTTCGGCAAGGTCATGGAACAGTTCTTTCAGGTCTCCTTCAGCCCCGCCGCTTAACTCTACAAGGTTATCCTCAATAGCTTCCTCGGTTATTCTTACAGCCAAAGCCCATACGACATGAACCCAAGACTGCTTTGCTCCTTCGATCTGAGTATCGAACGTTACAGGAGAACCCTCACCTTTAAGCACCGGAAAACCAAGACCGGAACGCAACGCGTTCTCTTCTTTCTTCTTGTTTGATGTTTTAACGGTACACATTTCCTGCCACATGGACTCTCCACGCTTGTTGATGAAAGTATCAATAGCGTAAGCAAAGAGACCAGGGACATACGCATTATTAAATTTACCTCTTGTCCACATGTTTCAGCCTCCTTATAAGCCCGCATTAAAACCGTCATAAAAGTGGGTATTGATTGAACAAATCCACCTACAATGGCAGTTAGTATCGTTCCCGACAGTATCATCGGGATGTGGGTAGTGAAGTTTAATATCAAGTGCTGCCGTAGCAGAAACAGTGTCAGAAGCAATTTCCTGCTTTGAAATTCCTGTTGCTGCCGTTCCAGCACACAGAGCCACGCTGACTATATCAGCATTCTGCCCTACGTCTGCCAAATCGATTGCGGCGGTCGTGCCGTCTTCCTGAGCTACAAACTGCTGGTCAGGATGATCCGCAACCATTACATACCCGGCAACAGTTCCATCGCCCGTTTCGGTAGCGGCAATGTATTTTACCGGGTCCATGTTTTCGTCAAATACAGCAATTACCGAACCAAGCAGTTTTTGCGTATTTGCTACTCCATCAGGAACTGCCCCATCCTCAATGATGGTCATTGTCCCGTACTTGGTAGCAAGCGCTGCCCCACCATGCATAACAATATCGTTATGATACACGTTAATAGTGGGTGCGGTCGTTACTGCATAAAGTCTTGCCCTTAGACATTCACCCCATACCTGAAACCCCATAGGGTTGTCCACGGACGCCATGTCCATTCCCATGATTTTTTCTCCTTATTCTTCGCCTACCACTAAATCACCCAGCGGAGAATTATCCGTTGTGTCATCCGGTACTAAATCAGGCATTAAAACTTCATCACCACTGCCTATTTTATAATCAGCCCCGGTAAAGACTTCGACATCGGTATCACGGCTTTCAATCTGACGCTTTTTCCCCTCAAGACTGCCGGCATTCAAACCGGCTTCTGCACGCTTCATTTTAGCTTCCTGTACTATTCTGTGGTGTGTCCATGGTTTATATAACAATATCTGATCTACGCACGGAATACAGCCAAGCAACGGGTCAACCAGGTGTGCCAAATCAGATACGGTAGTTTTATTCACAATACCCCACTTTAAAGGAGGGTTTACTGATCTGGTCAACTGGTCTATCCTTGCAGGCTTTCTTTCGCACCATCTGAAAGCATAAATCTCGTTCTTTTGAAGCCGTGCAGCTTCTTCGGGCAAATCTAAAGGATTCTCCATTAATGAAAAATCGTTCAATTCGTCTTCTCTAATTGTGTGCCATGACTTGTCCTCAGCGTCAGACCTGATCTTAATGGCCTGTTCTTCGGGTGTCAGAATGGTAGGTTGTTTTTTATTTGCCATTTGTTATACCTCCACGGTTGCGCTTTGGTTGCTGTTTTTCATCATTTCATTATAAATTTTAGTGGCATTCTTGCTCAAGCCAAGCTGTTTGGGTATCGCAAGCTGGTCGCCGGACAGGGCAGCCTTCTTTGATGGTTTTTTTCCTGTTTTCAAGCTGGTTTCTTTGATCTTTTTCTTTCTGTTATTTTCGATCTTCAAAGCAGCCTCCCTCGCCTCTTTTTTAGTGTTTTCAAGCGTTTCATCCATTTGCATCAAGGATGTTGCAGCGCCTGCTAAAAAATCGCCAAGAGGATGGTCTTTTAAATAAAAATACTCTTTAGCATCCTGTATGCTCTGATGGTCTTCCGACCCTTCATCGTACACATTCGGCCAGTTTGAAATAAGACAATCATCCATTTCTTTTCGGCGCTGTGCCATATTGGCAGCGTCTATTTGAATTTTTGCCTCATTTCCTGCCTCCTGCCTGCTCATAGTTCTGAAAATCTGAAAAAGCATGTCTGGATCATCCTGGTGCTGCGCAAGTAAGCCTTTTATCTGGTCATCAGTAAATTTAGTATCCTTATCCGCTTTGGCTTTTGCTTCGTATGATTCAAACTTTTTCCGCAAACCGTAAAAGTTCCTGTTTGCCTTCTTAATCTCCTCGTCTCTCTTTTCAAGAGCTTTCTTGAGGGTCTCGTTTTCTTCTCTGGCTTTTACCAGGTCTTCATTCTCCGGTGGTTCCGGGTCTTCTTCTTCTGGATCGTCTTCCTGTTCCAGTTCGTCAGGGTTAATCTCTATGATTTCTTCATCTTCATAATCATCATCGTCAATGTCTTCGATTTCAAGATCATCAACCGGATCATCATCCCCGACCTCTCCACGCTGATCGAATAACATACGCAGCATAAAGGCTAAAAATTTATTCATCACTTTCTCCTTTCATTTTTTCTCTGACCAGTGTAACGGCCAGGTTTGCAGAATCTTCAATTAATAACTTGTTAAGCTCTAAATCGAGCTTCTCGTCATTGATTAGCCTTGACGGTAGGCTCATTAATTTTTTCCCCATATCCAAAAGTCCTTTTAAATATTCAGGTCTTGGATTAATCAGTTCGGCATATACCGCTTTTGCCACCTCCTCTGCCTGTTTCTTCCGATATGCCTTAAATCCTTTTGTTAGTAATATTTCTTTCCAGTCCATAGTGGGAGATTTAAATGTTTTTCTTTTCCTACTATTTGGGCAAATAAAAAGGGCGGTTCACGCATAAGGTGTATGGCCCCATACATGCCGCCCTTTATTATTCTCTTTTCAGAATGCCTTAGTAGCTAGCTAAGACACGCCCATATTTTAATTATTTATTGTTCCGCACCCTGTACCATTTGCATAGCGCTTTGTAATGCTTCATTGAATATTTGCTCAGATTCCGGAAACTCTTTCATTATCTTAGACATTTTGTTCAGTACGGGGTTTAATAGCTCATCCGTATTGCTTTCCCCGGATGCCTCCAAATACCGCTTGGTTATTTCAATCGGGTCAAACACGCCAAAAGGCTCCGCTATAGCCTTGTTGTAAACATCTTCTTTTTCCCGGCGCTCAATCAGTTTATTCGCCATTTCGGTTGAGCCGGTCAGACGAAACTTAAACGGTCGTCTTAAATCCGAACGCATAATAGGTGTTTTTTCCTTGTTGTATAAAAATGTTTTTTCTAAAGGCATGTGCTGATAGTATAGATCATAAACAGTCCTCAGCAAGCATATAAAGTCCTTTCTTAACGGTCTGGCTTGATAGTTATGCTTAATATTACCCTCCTGAATGACCGCAAGCACTTCCGTTGCTGTAGTCTTCTTCGAATCGGGTAAACCCATCTGACTGTTGCCTATTGATGTAACACGCTCCCAAAAAGACATCCATACTTCAATGTACTGAAACATCTGGCTCGGATTAATGTTGAATCTTGGAAAATACACGCCGTTTTGAATGTCATCAACCCGTAAACCAAACCCAGGCTTTAACTTCGTGTCCTTCCCCTTTATGCCCAGTTTGTCAGTGTATAAAAACCACGGGATCATTACAATTTCAGCTATATTAATGGACATGTTAAATGTCTTGCTGGCTCCTTCCTGAATGGCTGCTATCTTAGCATGTAATGGCTCGCCGTAACTTTTTCCCTGCCTTCTAAACATGGCAATACGCTTTACAAGGTGCTGATTTTTAAAGTTAATCTCTCTTAATGGTATCAGACGTATCAAAACCTTGCTGCCTAAAGCAATCTGAGCAATAAGCCTTTCTTCCCGCCATGAGTCTATATCTTCCTCGTCCTGGTCTTCTTCCTGATAAATATACCGCACAGAACATTCAATACACTCTATAACTTCCCTGGTAGATACTGCAACATCAGATATTTTCTGGTCCTGGGATTGCGCATTTTTAGATAAATTGCCTTCACCCTTATCTTTAAGAAGCCATTTCCCTATATTGCGATATCCACGCTTTTTTCCCTGATCTTCAAGCAGTTCTCCATAAGTGGGATAAACCTTACGCAGTACAGGCGCTTTTTCCCAGTCGTCAATATCATCAGGAATATAAATGTCCTCGAACGGTATAAGGTCCACACGCACGCCCTCAAAGACTGTTTCTGTCCTGTCAACCAATATCGGCCCGTTTGGCCCTACCCAAACGCCACCTACGTTCTGGAGTTCTTTCTTGTCCAACTCAAGGGCTATAAGAGCATTCTGTTCATTCTTCGGTAAATCATCTTTAACAAACATAAATTCTTTTTTAGTCTCATCATCGAGATCATACCGGGGCATAGGATAAACAGTCCCCTCTTTAAGCGCTTTTTCTACAATACTGATACCTAACTGCTCAACTTCAACGACATCTTCGAGTTCTTGATTAAACCAGGTTTCAGCTATTTTAGTCTTTTCATCCTGTTCCTGATCGTTTTCCATTTCAAACCTGAGATATGGCTGTTTCCCTATTAAACCGGATGCCAACCGGGGCGCAAGATTGTCGTTTGATATAGTCGTTAACGGTAGTTCAATATTACTTGCACCAGGCCAGGGGTCTTCTGTCGGTTTCTTAACCTGATCGTATGCAAGCAACGAATTCTTTATCTTGGTTATCGTCTGTTTCCGATAAGCAGACTCATCTATTTTTTTATATAGTTTCAGACAGTGATCTACAAGATGCTGCCATTTACCGTTCTTTTCTTTATGATCTATTTCCATCTATTTACTTTCTTTGTATATCGGCTTACCGTTCTTTTCTGTTTTATAATATACGCTCAAGAACTCAGGAAACTGCATAATCTTATCGTAAGAACTTATCTTTGCCTTGATAGCGCCTTCAGTCGATTTATCTATTTTCCATTTCCCGTTTTTTAATACTAACAGTACAACTTCTTTTCTGTATATTTTCCACGCTCGTTTAATAACACTAATCGAATAGGTATTTTCAACTATGTTAATTTGCGCTTTTTTTCTTTTTGGCATATTCATCAATTACATACTTAAACAGCTTAAATATTATATAGTCTTTGGTTATGGGTTTATATTTATGTTCGTGAGGTATCCCCTTTAAACACAACTCGCAATCTGGAATATGAGGGCCATAATCACCATGACCATTGCAAATAGTGGGTTCTGGAAATGGGCCATATTTCTCTTTTATTTCTGCATCTGTCATCATTTCTTTTTTCCAAACCTCCTTGCCTTTTTCGGTTTTTCAACAGGCTTTTTCGCTACTTCATCTTGCTGAAATATGTAATCACCCGTCTTAAATTCAACTACCGTCGTCCATTTACGATCTACGTCAAACCCAGCTGCTATTAACAGTTTGTTCAACTCCTCAAGCCCTTTAGGCGCCGGATATGGACGTATCTTGGTGTCAAATTCGGCTTCTGTCATTTTTAGTTTAATCATTTTGTCTCCTTTACATCTTGCATTCAAAAATAAGCCGTCATCTCTGATAGCAATAGCATTTTCTACGTTTAGTAACATCTTGGAGAAATTGGATGAAGCGCTTGATTCTTGTATCATGCAACAAGTACCTCCCGGTACTCTCCGCTTTCCTTCCTGCCTTCACGATGCCGGAAGTTCGCAAAACCCTTGAACGAATCGGACTCATTTCTTAGTTCTTGAAATCTCTTAGGTAATAATGTCATCATCTGCGATGCCATACCTGCCGTGTCAACTCTGTCGTCCTTACACCCCGTTTCAGCATTGTACGATCCGTTCTTTTCAACAAAGGTTCTCATTTCTGATACTGTTTCCAGGCTTCTTATTTGTATATCACCATTTCGTGACATTTCGCCTAAATCATCAACCATACGGGGCTTAGTTGCTTTGGTTGTCAGCCAACCAGCTTCACCCGGCCTGCTTTCATACATGGGATAATTTATTTTTGATAAGTCTTTGACTACTGTGTAGCCGTGGTTCATTAGCTCAACACACGCAGGGGCAATATAAAACATCCTGCCAATTAACCACACTACATTAGCAATCAACCCGTAGTCTATATGACCATGCCACTGTGCAGCCTGTTTTCCCGTTCTGTGGTTCCATACGTCTATGTTGGTCGGGTCTGGTTCTATATTGTCTTTTTCATGATGAGGCTTAATGCCGCCACCAGGGTCAACAGTGATAAAATATGTTTCTCTCTTATCTGGTTTTTCCCACAGGCTGAACTTACCAAACGAGTTGGGCTTGATCTTGCTAAACCCTGCCCGGTCAACCACTTCGCCAACAATAATAGGCTTTTCGCACAAATTTTCTAAATCATCGCACAGTTCCTTACTGTACACATTAGACCCCTTGCTAAGAAATGCCTCTTCAACAGTTGCTGGGTATTCCTGCCTGAACATGCGCTTACGTTCATCACGGCTGCTGCCTGACATCTTATTATCAATTGCCCAATCACGCCAATGTAACTGCTCCCATGACAAACCATACTTTTTCTTAATGTCTAAGGCTTCACGCTTGCGCCATTCTTGTAACTCAGGGGTAAACACTTGCTCATTCATCTTTTTAATGAAGGCTTGTTTCTGCGCTTCGCTGTCAAAAGGCTTCGTATATCGGTCATGCACAAACCATGGAATAAATACCAGTACCCAGTCCGTATCGGGGCTTTTCCATGCGTACGGTATCCCGCCTTGTATATAATAGGGGTGCTGACCTTCTGAGTAAGCGTTAAATACTGTCTTTTGGAAGGTGTTACCAAAACCATTAGCGGTTGACTCTCGGTAGCATTCATGGGGCGCTGGCGGCTCTGGTAGGCATTGGAAGAGACCATCTAAGAGGTCAGAGGCATTATCAGGCCAAAAAGCCTCTTCGGAGCAATGCAGATAATGAATGCCCTGTGACCGGCCTGTTGATACGTTCTTGGCTGTACCAAGCCTGTACTCTGATTTCAGACCCGTGCCTTTCATATTGTCGAACCGTAACAACTTTTCATTGCTCTTTTTTGTGGCAGGCGCTATCGGGTTACGTTCCTGCATAAGTTTTGCCATCTCAAACAGGGTGTTGGTCGATTCTTTTTCATGGGCTACGATAAAGGTTGACCTGTTCTTGTGTAGTGATGTCTTGCTGTAAAAGCGGCCCTGCACATAGGTTGACCCGCCAAAGCGCCTTGACTTTAAAAACACAATACGGACATAGCCAATATCTTTTTTCATCTTTTCGGCTACGGCATGTAATATCTTTTGCCCCTGGTTATACTCAAGCGGTACTATCCGGGCTGTATGGTGGTCACGTATCTTAATACAATCTAAGGCATGCTTCTGGCAGTCTGCCCGGTATTGTTTGACCTTATCTATGATCGATTGTTTTATCTTTGGGGCCATTGTTTACTCTAACGAAACTTTTAATTTATTAATTAGTCTCCCGCCCGTTAGCGACTAGCATTTTTATCAATGATTTCAATGCTCGTTAAAAATTGCATGCGGTTAAACTTTTTACATCATTTATGTAGCTTCCGCACAATAAATACACCTAAAAACCAGGCCCCGCAAAAGATAATCCCACCTATTAGTATATCTAACGATGTCATTATTGCCCACATAAATCACATTTTCCCGTCACTGCTGACCGGGCTGTCGGTGGGCAAGGGCATTTAAAATTATCATCTAAAAGCTCTTGATTGGTGGGTTTTTCCTTTTTAATACCCAGCTTACTTAATAATAAATTCCCGCCTATAGTATTACTCCTACTTAATTCTGATATTAAAACATTTTTAATGTGTTCTAAGTAGCACACATAGTTATTAATATCATCACCAAGCTCTTTATTATACCCTTCAATATGTTTTATAGCTTCCCTGTAAAATCGTTTCATTATTGCCCTACTACGTTATCAATCATCATGTTCCAAATTTCGTTTTCGATAGCTTTATACTGCTCATTATTCCTCATCTATAGCGTTGATTGCATCTTCGATGGTAATTGCCCCGCTAACATCTACCTTTTGCTGCGGCCCAAACTCATCCTTTTTCTTGCGCTCAAGATACCATTTTGCTGTCCCCGGGTCGTTGTCAATTTCTTCTACAACCTTCGTCCGAGCCTTTAAAACCGGCATTTCCTTGAGTTTCTTCTTTCGCTCCAGAAATTCCGGGTGCTCTTTTTGATAATCATATAGTGTCGATGCTGCTATGTCTGCGAATAAACAGGCTTCCAGGTCGGTACAACCAATGGCAAAAGCCTCTTCTAATTTCCCTATTTTATCCTTATTTATCTTCTTTGGTCTCCCTGCTGGCATTTTAAAGCCTTTTATTTGCCCGTATTTGGATTATTTTTGATTGGTTAATGGTATTATATGCCTTGAGATTGTAAACTATTTTCGTGTTATGCTACATTTATGGTAAAATTTTTTATTTTCCTGCATCTTTGAGCATCTTCTTTTTTTGGTGCTGACGTAATACTGCCCGGAATCCGAGCTTTTTCTTTTGCACATATTTTTTCGCCTTAATTGCTTTCCCCTGGTCTCGTGCCTTTAATCTCGCACCTTCGCCGGTGTAGCATTTTCCTGATTCTCCCCACTTATATCCGGCTTTTCCGTTTTTGATGCATGTCATAACTGGCATTATATTGCGCCCTCTGTTTGGTTTTTGATTATTTCCTCAATTTCCTTTTTAGTATAATAATGGTCAGGATCG